CTGAGACTACCCCTACCCGTTTCGATGATCAGGAGAACCCGGTCTATGTGATCATCATGCAGCGGCTCCATATGTCGGACATCAGTGGCATCGTCATTGAGAAGCTGGCAACCCAGCAGGGGTGGACGCACCTCTGCCTGCCAATGGAGTTCGAGGAGAAGTATCGTTCGTGGTCATGCGTGCCGAGCGAGCATGGTGAGCCGCAGATGATGCGCAGGGTGCTGGAGGATGGTAAACCGCTGCCCTACTACGTCCCCGACGAGGAAGACGGTGAGCTGCTCTGGCCTCAGGACCCGAGGACCACGGATGGTGAGCTGCTCTGGCCCGAACGCTTCAGTCGCAAGGCCATCGACGAACTCAAGGTTCAGTTTCGCTCCACTGGTGGTTCGTATGCTGAGGCTGCTCAATTGCAACAGCGTCCTGTCCCTCGTGGCGGTGGCATGTTCAATCGGGACAACTTTGTGCTCGTCGACGAGTGCCCCCAGAATGTAATTGTCAGCTGTCGAGGCTATGACCTAGCAGCCACCGATGATAACAAGGCAGCATGGACCGTGGGCGCCAAGATCGGACGCACCAACGATGGCAGGATCGTCATCATGGACATCGACCGATACAGAGAGGGGCCCGCGAAGGTGGAGGCCAACATCCTTGCGTGCGCCAACAGAGACGGCAAAGCAATCCCCATCTCCATTCCCCAAGACCCCGGACAGAGTGGCAAGGCCCAAGTGCGTGCATTGGGCGCATTGTTGGGTGGATTCAACGCACGATTCTCGGTGGAGAGTGGGAGTAAGGAGAATCGAGCATTGCCCCTAGCCGCGCAGGTGGAATGTGGCAATGTGCTGGTCGTACGTGCTCCATGGAATGATGCCTTCTTCGCTGAAGCTGGGTTGTTCCCCAACAGCCAATTCAAGGACCAGATTGATGCCTGTACCCGGGCCTACGACTATCTCCTGCAGAACACCGGACCCAACCTTGCTATCCTTCCCGCAAGAATGATCACCTACTAGATGATCCAACAACTATAACCAAGCTATGAGTGAGCCCCTAGATCCGACCATCAGAGGTGATGCCCCTGCGAAGGTCAATCCTTTTGTTGCCACTGGCGCACCTGGGACGGCAATCTACGGTGGCTACATTCTCAGCAAGGAGAAGGACACCAGTCTCAACGGAGCTCAGCGCTACATCACGTATAGTGAGATGCTGGCCAACACCAGTATTGTCTCTGCTGGTGTGAGATACTTCGCGAATTTGGTGAGTAAGGCTGAGTGGTCCGTGGAACCTGCCGACGACAGCGCTGAAGCGGAAGCAATTGCCGAGTTGACCAAGGAAATCATGGAAGACATGAGCACTCCTTGGCACAGAGTCATTCGGCGCGCAGCCATGTACAGTCTGTGGGGCTTCAGTATCCAGGAGTGGACAGCCAAGCGTAGGGAAGACGGCAGCATTGGATATCTTGACGTTGAGCCGCGCCCGCAGGTGACCATCGAACGTTGGGACCTGGACGTGAACGGCAGTGTGTTGGGCATCATCCAACGGAACCCCCAAAATCAGACAGAGATCTACATCCCTCGCGGCAAGTGTCTCTATCTCGTCGACGACACTCTCAACGACAGTCCCGAAGGGTTGGGTCTGTTCCGCCACCTGGTCAAGGTAGCCAAGAAGCTGGAACGATATGAGCTTCTGGAAGCATGGGGATTCGAGACTGACCTGCGCGGCATTCCGATTGCTCGTGGGCCCTTCACCCAACTTGAGCAAATGGTCAAACAGGGCACATTGTCTCGACCACAAGCGAATGCGCTTCAGGCACCAATGCTCTCGTTCATTGAGAGCCACAACAAGAGTCCGGAAATGGGAATGCTCCTCGACAGCATGACCTACCAGACCACGGACGAGCGAAGCTCACCCAGCAGTGTTCGCCAATGGGATATCGAGCTCCTACAAGGTAGCCCAACCAGTGCGGCAGAAGTGGCAGCCGCGATCGAGCGTCTCAATCGGGAAGCTGCCCGGATCATGGGAGTTGAGCACCTGCTGCTTGGTTCTGACAGCAAGGGAAGCCACGCTCTGAGCAAGGACAAGAGCGAATCCTTTGGCCTCATCGTGGACAGCTGCTTGAAGGAGATGAAAGAAACCTTCGAGACTGACTTCCTTGGGCCGCTGTGGGAACTAAACGGTTGGGACATCAAGCTCAAGCCTAGCTTCAAGATCGAGAAGATCCAATATCGCGACGTTGAGCAACTGACGTCTGCACTTGAACAACTGGCACGGGCCGGGGCACCTCTTGCTCTCGACGATCCCGCCATCAACGAGATCCGAACCATCCTCGGACTCAGTGAACAAACTGAACCAGAAATGCGAGATCCCGACATGATGCTCGGTACTCCAACGCTTGAAGAAAACCTATAAGGACTGTACATGGCTACCATTACCGAACGATACATCCAGGAGAATCGAGTCAAAGCAACAATTGTCTCTGCTGACGCACTACCGGCAGACACGATTGAGATCTCGGACCTGTTCAATGCTTTCCCCCACTGTTTCCTGAGCGCTCAATTCTTTGACGGCAGCGGCAACCAACTGTTGACTGGCACCAGTGGCACCTTGGCGGTCTCTGTTGCCACCCAGAACAATGGGGTGTACGAAAGCCCAACCGTGGCTTCCATTGATGCCAGCGCTGCGGAGACCATTGATTGGGCCGCTAACACCGCTGCTGTTCGAGTGGTGCCGACTTCTCTCGCTGGGTGTGCTACCTGGCGAATCGTTCTCACCTGCAATCGGAGCTAAACCATGCCCCTAGACAGAGCATATCCTTCCTCCGGATCTGGGGGAGGTAGTGGCCTAACCGCGCCCGTTGCCAATTCCGACCTGGCAGTCATGGCCGCACGGACGGTCAAGGCCAACATTACTGCGGGTTCTGCCACTCCCAGTAACATCACCCTTGAAGCTCTATCCGCTGCCTTCATTGGCAACGCGAGCGCGGACCCATCGAACTTTGCGATGGGCTCCAGTGCAGGTGCTGCTCTCGCTGCTGGTGCACGCAATGTGGCCATAGGAAATAGTGCGTTGTCGACAAACGTCACAGGTTCTGACAATGTCGCAGTGGGAAACGATGCACTCTCGATTGCTACTGGTTCTGACAATGTCGCAGTGGGGTCCCTTGCCGCAGATGCCTTGACAAGTGGAACCCAGAACGTCGCGGTGGGAACCAGCGCCCTCAGTGCTGCCAGCACGAGTGCGAACAACACCGCTGTCGGCTACCGTGCGCTCCTACTTGCAACGGGTGCGAACAACACCGCTATTGGTTCTCTGGCGGGTGATGCAGTCACAACCGGAACGCGAAACGTGGCCATCGGTAGGAGTGCTCTCAGTGCTGCCACCACCGCTGACGACAACACCGCTGTCGGCCACAATGCCCTACTCCTTGCTACGGGAGCGGAGAACACCGCTGTCGGTTCGCTGTCGTCTGATGCGATGACTACGGGCACCTTCAACGTTTCTGTTGGGTATGGTTCTCTGTCGGCCAACGAAACAGGGAGCAACAACACTGCTGTTGGACACAGTGCTCTGACTGTGGCGACTGGAGGTGACAACACTGTTGTTGGTGCCTTTGCGGGTGATGCTATCACGACTGGCGGACGAAACTCCGTCCTCGGCAAGAATGCCTTGTCCACCAACATAGATGGATTTGACAACGTAGCCATCGGCAACTCAGCGCTCAAGTTCGCAACGGGTTCGGATAACACTGTTATTGGTTCTCTGGCGGGTGATGCAGTTACAACCGGAACGCGAAACACCGTGTTGGGGAAAAGTGCGTTGAGTGCTGCGTCCACCGCTGACGACAACACCGCTGTTGGATACCAGGCATTACTACTTGCTACTGGGGGCCTGAACACCGCGATTGGTTCCGATGCTGCATCAGCAGTCACGACTGGCATCAGCAACACCGCGATTGGTGCCGATGCTCTATTGGCCAACCAAACTGGTGACGACAACACCGCTGTTGGGTACAATGCTCTTGCAGATGCGACCGGAAGCGACAACACTGCTGTTGGATCCCTGTCTGCTGACGCAATAACCTCCGGTGCCAGAAACACCGCCCTGGGTAAGAGTGCCTTGTCCAGCATTACCACCGCATCAGACAACACCGCTGTTGGGTCAAATGCTCTATCTGTGGCCACAGGGGCCAACAACACTGCTGTTGGGGCTCTTGCGGGTGATGCCATCACTGCAGGCACTCGCAACACCATCGTGGGTAAATCAGGACTGTCAGCTAACCAAACTGGTGACGACAACACCGCTATCGGTCACAGCGTTCTTGCTTTGGCAACGGGTTCTGACAACACCGCTGTTGGATCTACATCTTGCGATGCGATGACCAGTGGAACCCGCAACACCGCGATTGGTGTAGCATCCCTTACTACGAATCAAACTGGAAGTGACAACACTGCTGTCGGACAAGCTGCTCTGTTTGTTGCTACAGGTAACTCAAACACCGCGATTGGTGCAAGTTCAGGCAAGGCTCTGACGACCGGAAACGCGAATACTTTTGTGGGCCTAACTGCTGGCGATGCAGTCACGACTGGCTCAAGTAACACCATCATCGGCGACTATGCTGGCACCACCACGCTTGCGAGCAACATTGTTCTGGCAAATGGCGTGGGAACTGTTGCATTCCGCTATGATGGAACGAATTGGTTTTTTGGAAACGGTGTTTCCAGCCTACCCACCAGCGACCCTTCTGTCACTGGTGCCCTTTGGAATGATAGCGGGACCGTCAAGGTTTCTGCATAACCTCACCCCCC